TGCTTGCGCTGGTTGCTATGCACTGGGAGGTTTCTATAACATGAAATCTGTAAAGGAACCCCGTCAAGAGAATAGAGAAGACTGGAAGAGAGCTGACTGGGTTCAGGATATGATTGCAGAATTAGATGATGATAGATACTTCCGATGGTTTGACAGTGGTGACATGTACCATCATGGTCTGGCTGTTAAGATACTGGAAGTGATGCAACACACACCATGGTGTAAGCATTGGCTACCTACAAGGATGCATAAATTCTCTAAATTCTTGGGTGTTATTGAACAGATGCAAGCACTACCTAATGTGGTGGTACGCTTATCAAGTGACAGTATAACAGGTGAGACCATTGAAGGTGAGACCACATCAACTATAGTACCAACCTCTGATGATGTGAGGGAGGGACAACAATTATGCCCTGCTTACACGAACAAGGGCAAGTGTGGTAAGTGTAGAGCATGTTGGGATAAGGGGGTGCAAGTGATAGCTTACCCAGCACATGGTGCCAAGATGCTTAAGAATATTAAGATTATAGTGGAGAATGCGGAATGAACGCAGCACAAGCAACAATGAGTTTATGGGAGCAGGCCGGAGCAAGTGTGGCTGTGCTTAAAGACTGTACACTTAATAGTTGTGTGGAGTATACGATACACGATGACGAGTATCAGATAACACTACATGACGGGTCTGGTATTCATATACCCCATGACCTAAAGAACAATGAGATATACATAACATACAAACCAGGAGAATGAAGAATGATTGATGAATCGAATGATAATAGAAGGGCAGTAATCCTACGTGCAGCACGTAAAGGCATGGGGTTATTCACTGTACACAGGACAAGATCGAGTAAGGAGTGGGTACGTAGGATATGCAATCAGTTTGTACGTGACGGCATCTTCAGAGTGTATGAGTGTAACAGGAAGCAGGCTACGTATGTACTGACACAGAAAGGGAGACGAGCATGAGTATATTTATTGAACCAGTGAAGGGTCTGTTATTTGGGTATGCTGTATTTATCTTACCCTTCCACGTTATCGGTACACTATTAGGATGGCTAGGACTATGAAAAACTATATAGTAAAACTTGAAATGAACATCAGCGGGTACGAAAAGATAGCAGTGCATAGGGTTGCTGCTGTTAATGAGAGAGATGCAATGAAGCAGGCACTCACAGATGAATGCCACAACACACCAGACTTTGATGATGAGAACGAAACGTGTCTGGATGATTACATGAGGTACACAGTACTTGATTGTGTGCAGATAACAGAACATGAGGCAAGTGTACTTAATAGGGTGGGGTTATGAGTAAAGCAAAGTATTATATATACAGGAATCTACATAAGGATTGTTGGTCGGTACGGTACAAGGGCAAGGTTATTGCACATCACAAGGCACTGCTTGCATTAGGTGCAACACTGAAGGTCAATGAAGGGGGTAGGCAACGAGTACTGACAGAGCAAAGAAAGAACGTGCATGCATTTGTGGTATGCACATCATACCAAGCAGCACCTCATCTATACTTAGTGGATGGTAGTGGTAGTGCTGAAGTAACGTACAACCCATACAAGACAGGGGCATTCACAACAGTTGGCCAAGACATACCCATACCACAGGATTGTGTATATAAGGAGGTAGGGATGATGAGTGACCACACAGTATGGCTAGGAGATAAGGCAGCATGAAATATAACATGAACAAGGCAGCAATAAGATTACTGACTGAGCGTAACAGCTACACTGGGCTGACACTGCAAGAGAAGCAGGCACTTCAGCAATCACGTAACCGTATGAAGAACACGCTATGCAATGCACTTGGGTATACAGACATGCCTGATTGTATTGATGCACTGCGTGAAGGGCGTGTGTCTACTGACAAGTTGCTGGGGCACACTGAGTATGACAGTAACGGCACGTTTGAGCAGAGATTCCATGCGATGCTAAACCTAGGGAGAGTAGGACAATGAAAGACATGACAATGAAAGACGTATGTGTAGCACTGGTTGCGGGTAAGAAATTACACTATCACACATGGAAACCTGAAGAGTACTGTTACCTTGATGATGATGGTACGCTAATGACTGAAGAGGATGAGGTAATAGCAATGGAAGATCCGGCAGGCTATGAGATATATGTTGAGCCTGCCTACTACTGGAATTACCTGAGAGATACAGAGTATGGTGGTGGTAAGCTGTGTGTAACTGACAGACGGTACACAAAAGAACAGGCAGAGGCTGAGTTTACAGCAGGCTTTACAATCATTGGTATAGTTGAAGGGGTATAAGACATGAGCGTAACAACCACAATAACAATCGAGACCTGCGGTATTGAACATGAATATGAGCTGGAGTTTGAGGCATGCTACGAGTACAGCCCAGCAACATGGCACGAACCTGAGCATGAGTACTCCGAGATAGAGAACATCAGAGTTGATGGTGTGCTCGGCTTGGATCATCTTGTACCACTGGATGATGATGAACTAATGCAATTGTTCATGGATGACTGCGAGTTAAACAATGAACCTGAACCTGAGTACGGTGATGGTGACCCATACTACAGAGATGACTGGATAGGGGGAGATTGATATGAGTATTAAACAAGAGCAATACAGGTTCATTGACGTAGACAATACTGGTGACTCTGTCTTAGCAGTACTGCATCACATCAAGACAGGAACCAACATGGAGGTGGTATATCAATCATACTTGCCAAGTGCATGGGATTGGTTTGGAGGAGAGGCACCACAGATAGAGGGTGTGTGTCCCTACAGATTAGCTGAAGACGTTACTGCATACCTAAAAGAGAATGGAGGTAAGTACCTATGAGAATTCTTATACCATTCATCATGCTGTCACTGTTCGCTATGGTTGCACATGCAACAACCCTTATAATTCAGGGAGTATACTAAAATGTGGACAAGTGAGACCGTACGAGAAGTACCGACAGTCACTGACAGACGAGAAGTCAATGACATACTACAGTTCCATACAGATATAAGCCTGCATTATCAGGCAGATAAGATTGAGGATTGTAACCGAGTCATCAATGCTATCATAGATGAGTATGGTCTTTATGATGGGGTGATACTAGTCAATAGCATACCCCGACGGGGCAAAGCGTATCAATTATGGTGGTAAAGGGAGAGACAATGAATAAACGAGAAGCAATACGGGCAGTACTTAATGGGCTGAAGGTGACGCTTGATGGGTGGACAGGTGACCAGTACATTGTGATGTCAGACTCACTAGAGTTCGTGGATGAGTACGGGGATTGGATAGACTTCAATGATTACCCAGAGAAGGGGGGTTGGAAGCTATACAAACCTGCACCTGAGTATGAATGGCAGTGGACTTACAAGTACAAGTCCGTTGATAGGGATGGTAACGAATGTGAGGAGTATTTACTAACTGCCGGTCACTACAGTTCACTAGAACAGATGGGTGTTTGTAAGAACTCAGAAGACAGGCAGAAATTTGAACCAAGCAAGAGGGAGGTACAGGGTGACTGAGTACCTGAAGAAGGATGACTACGTGCAGGTAGGTAAGGGCTTACTGATAGGTGAGAGGGTGAACATTAACCATTGCAAGGAAGGGAGAAGTAACGCTGCACTATATGTAACACGCACAGATGACGCTATACTGGCCTACTGTCATCACTGTGGACTGTCAGGTTCAGAGAAGATTAATAAGGGCAGTACAGGGGCATACAAGAAGCCTGAGCAGGTGTCTAAGGTAACACACCCAACATCATACAACATGAACATAGATACCTGGGCTGGATGGGCAAGACTTATCATCATGAAGGCTGGTCTATCTGACACTGACTTGTTGTTGTCTGGTATAGGTTATAGCTCTGAGCAGGATGTCATAGTTCTACCCATAAGGTATGACTCTACCCTGTTAGGGTATCAGTACAGAACTAACCCAATGAACAGACAAAAGTACATTACTAATTTCTGTGTACGGTCTGTTGATCTTTACCCTAAAGTATGCTATACTCATATAACTTCATGGGGCTTAAGGGCGGAGCCAATCAATAGCCCCCTCACTTTAAAGGAACATCAGGTAAAGGCTTCGCCCAACGAAGACTTATTACCTAGTAATGTATTAGTAATAGTAGAAGATATATTATCTTATACAAAGTTATGTAAGTTATCACTCCGTGATATTAATCTTTCTATTGTATGTTTATTAGGTACATCACTTAAAGCAAAGGATCTTAGTAAGTTATCTTCATTGATAACTAGACAGGATAAGATCATTATCTTTCTTGATGATGATAATCTTCAGGTTAAAAAGAAACAGACAGCATTAAAGGAACAGCTTGCTATATATACAACACATAGCAAGATAGTTATACATCATGCCTCCGGCATAGATCCAAAGGAACATTCACTACTACAACTAGATAAGATAATCAGTACTTGTATTGGTAAGTAGATACAGGTATAAGTACTACTCCCCCTAATAATAAGTAGGTTATAATAATAATGTCAGCAGAAATACTTCACGTATTATCAGATCAAGATCACTATAATAAATACTCAAGGTTAGTAAGCTCAGGTATATCAGGTAATGAAACACTATCAACGATCATCAAGGACATGGGTGTATACTTCCAGTCTCATGATGTCCTTAGTTGGGAAGAGTTCAGTGACTGGTTCACCTTTGTCAGACACCCAGCACTGAAGGAGGAGAGGAGAGAAACATATACTAATGTCTTTGATCACATGAACACTGTGACTGAAGAAGACTTACCCTTGCTTGATGACATACTAGAGTCATTCATCACAAGAGACTATGGCAGGGCACTGCTTGAGCTTGCACATACTATGTCTGATGAGGGGCAGGACAAATCAGCGCAGGTACTGTCATTAACTGATGAGTTTCAGGATAAGGTAGGGTCAGCCAACAAGCTGAGCAATAACCTAGTGTCTACCCCACTCAGTGACATAGTACAGGGTAAGCTGGAGGGTACAGGCCTGAGGTGGAGGATGTCATGCCTTAACCGTAGCGTGGGTAGCCTCAGAAGGGGTAACCTAGTGTTGCTTGGTGCTTACGTAGAGACAGGGAAGACCACTGCGTTATGTAGTGAAGCTACCTACATGGCTGAGCAATTACCCGCAGACAGACCAGTACTATGGTTTAATAATGAGGAGGCAGGTGATCAAGTCAAGTACAGGATCATTCAGTCAAGCCTTGGTTGGATAGACATTAACATGCAGTCCAAGCCAGCGGAGGCAGAAGAGCAGTCATGCTGGGATAAGTTCAGGCTGTACGACAAGGGTGAGATACACAAGTCTGAGGTGATAGCTATGTGTAAGCAGCTTAACCCAGGGTTAGTTATCTTTGATCAGCTACATAAGATAAGAGGCTTTGAGAATGAGGGGCGTGACGACATCAGATTGCAGAAGCTTGCAGCCATGGCCCGTGACGTGTGCAAGGAGTACTGCCCTGTTATAGTGATACATCAGGCTGATGCCACCAGTGTGGGTGTTAAGTATCTTAATAAGAATCAATTCGCAGGTAATAAGGTGACGTTACCAGGTGAGGCTGATGCCATCATCATGATAGGTAAGGAAGAGGTTCCGGGTAACCAACGGTTCATCTCTGTTTCTAAAAATAAACTTGGCGGGTCAGTGCCTGATGAAAGATATGGCAGGTACGAGGTAACTATCAGACCAGAGATAGCACGATACGAGGACGTATACTAATGAAAGAAAAGAAATATTATATTAATGAAGATAGCAGGTGCGTAGCACTAAGAGCCTTTGGTAATGTTACTGAAGGTGACATTGGAGGGTACTTAGAAACAGAAGATAACCTGTCACATGAAGATACATGTTGGGTGTATGGCAGAGCCCAGGTGTATGGCAGAGCCAAGGTGTATGGCGAAGCCATCGTGTATGGCGAAGCCAAGGTGTCTGGCGAAGCCCAGGTGTATGGCAGAGCCAAGGTGTATGGCGAAGCCCAGGTGTATGGCAGAGCCATCATGTATGGTGAAGCCAAGGTGTATGGCGAAGCCCAGGTGTATGGCAGAGCCAAGGTGTATGGCGAAGCCAAGGTGTATGGCGAAGCCCAGGTGTATGGCTGTGCCATCGTGTATGGCGAAGCCAAGGTGTATGGCGAAGCCATCGTGTATGGCGAAGCCAAGGTGTATGGCTGTGCCATCGTGTATGGCGAAGCCAAGGTGTATGGCAGAGCCATCGTGTATGGCGAAGCCATCGTGTATGGCGAAGCCCTCAGTACTAAACAAGTTATCAACTTAATAGGTATGAAATACCCAGTAACTATTACTGATAACCATGTACAGATAGGATGTATTCTTAAGACTAAAGCTGAATGGTTATCCTTAACATACACAGACATCCTTACTCTTGACGGAGCACAGACAGAGTCCACTTGGAAAGTACTTATGCTATTAATACAGGAGACCACTACTAATGAATAGAACTGACCTGAAACAATTTCCGTCACGCTGGTCAAACGGTTTCGACGGCATGAAAGACCCAGTACCTGTACGTAAAGCCATTAACATAGCAGAGGGTGAGCGTAAGCACAGAATAGAAGTGTTGGATGAGGAAAGGCAACTAAGACAGGCAGTGAAGGAGGTATGGGAATGAGTGAACAAGTGCCTAAGATCCATAGGACATGTGCAAACTGTGTCCATGTGCGTATCCCAGTGTGTGCTGCGCCCTGCTGGGATTGTGCAGACAGTAAGGATCTCCCAGACTTTAAGAAGAGGGAAGTAGATGAATAATAATACTTACGTAGTATGTGACCTTGAAACATCAATAGATAATGATGTGATAGGTGACTTTGGTGGTTCTCCCTGGTACTCAGGTAACAGGGTAGTGCAGTCAGGTTGGTTGTGGGATGATGGGAAGATACAGGTCATAGACTATAGGGATGACCCATACACAGTAGTGATACCATACGAGACGCTGTTGATAGGCCATAACTTTAAGTTTGATCTTCAGTATTTATGGAGAGATAAGGGCTTCAGTGATTGGTTCTGGTCTAACGGGGTGAAGGTATGGGACACCATGGTTGCTCAGTATGTACTGACAGGCCAGCAAGATAAGTTTGCTTCCCTTAACTATTGCTCTGGTATCTACGGTGGTACTCAGAAGATTGATAAGGTCAAGGAGATGTGGGAGGCAGGTGTAAGGACTGAGGACATAGACCCTGACCTCTTACGTGAGTACCTAATAGGTGACTTGAAGAATACTGAGATAGTATACAAGGCACAAGTAAAGGAAGCCGAGAGACTGGGGCTTATGCCCTTGATCCTCTCCATGCAGGAAGCTACGCTTTGCGCTGGGCACATGGAGTATAACGGCCTGTGCTTTGACAAAGGTGTTGCGCGTGACGCAATGACTCCACTCAGGGATAGTATAGTAAGTCTTGAGGAGGACATCATCATGGCCCTGCATGCAGATGACCCTACCCTACCATACATACACATGAACGTAGGCTCTGATGCTCAGCTCAGTGCAGCATTGTTCGGTGGTGTACTTAAGACAAGGCAGAGAGACTGCATGTATGATGATGACGGGCAGGTCATACTATATAAGGGAGGTAAGAATGCTGGTAAGCCTAAGACTAAATGGTTCGACATCAAGACTGAGTGTGCTGGTATGGCATCAGTACCTGACAATGCAGAGAAGACTAAGGCAGGTCACTACCAGGTAGGTGAGGACATCATCAAGAAGGTTAAGCATCCTGTCATACCATTGGTACTGGCATACAGGGCAGCCAAGAAGGACTTGTCCACATACTATGTAGGGTACAGCAACATGGCATGGCCTGATGAGCTCAACTCCATGCTTGGTACGATACACCACAAGCTGAACACAGTTGGTACTGAGACAGGCAGACTGTCATCATCAACCCCCAACCTACAGAACGTATCAGGTAAGGGAGCTATCAAGGAATGCTTCGTATCTAGATGGGGGAAGGATGGTTCGATACTGCAGGGTGATTACTCTCAGCTAGAAATTGTCTACCAGGCATGGGTCAGTGGTGATGAGGCAATGATGCAGGACATACGCGAGGGTATAGACTTTCACTGTGTTGAGGAGAACACAGAGATATATACTACTGTTGGCTGGGTTAAAGCGAAGGACATAGACAGGAATATTCATAGAGTATATCACCCAGGTACAGTTGCTGGCTCACTGTCACACAGTAGCCCTCAGGATGTTTGGTCTGCTGCAGGTGCTGAATTAGTGTCTGTTCATGGTGACCTTCATGACGAGCTGGTATCTAAGCAACACAGTATCTATCTTGATGGACGCAGACAACCAGTGTCTGAATTTGTAGGCACTAAGCTAAACCAGACAAGGTTTATGAACTCATGGGGAGGGGCTTGTAACAGTGTATTATCTGACGATCATATACGACTACTGATCTGGGCTATATGTGATGCGCACATGTTCAAGAGATGTGGCACACAGAAGATTAACGGTGTTCGATGGAAGCTATCAAAACCAAGGAAGATAGCAGCGCTAACGGAACTATTGGAACGTATGAAAATACCATACAAGGTCAACGCATGCCCGAAGACGGGGCTTAATAAGCTGCAGCCACAGTTCATCATTGTCTATGGTGAGTGGCAGGACTGGTTGTTTAATAAGATAGGGTTTGCTAAGTCATGGCCTACTCTACTCATGGACTGTGATAAGAGGCAGGCCAGTATTATCTATGACACCCTGGCTATAACGGATGGGTGCATAAAAGATAAACACCTTGTATGGACAACAACAGATCTTGCAGGTGCTAACATTGTATGTGATATGTTTAGAAGGTGTGGTATAGCATGCAAGACTACCAGTTACAAACGTATCAGTAACTTTAACAGCACTAAGGCTACTATAACTATGACTGCATACCCACAGGTATATGATAGGAGGCATGTGAAAGTCACTGACACTGGAGAAACAGGCACTGTTGTTGGTATAACAACACTGACAGGTACATTAATAACAAGGAGGAACGGCAAGGCACAGGTTACAGGTAACTGTAAGAGACTGGCATACAAGACAGGTGAGGAGTATGACTACATAGTAGACATGGTTAAGGTTAAGGAAGACCCAGCCTACGTTAAGGCAAGGAAGGGGATCAAGATGGTATCATTCCAGAAGTCTTACGGTGCTGGTATCAAGAAGGTTAGTGAGACAACAGGCATACCACGCAAGGAAGTGAAGGCTATCTTTGAGGCAGAGGATAGGATGTACAGTGGTGTTGTTACATACAATGAGCTGGTACATGCTGAGGTTATGGCATCGTCCAGGCCTACGGATAAGCATTCGTTCCTCGGGTATCCTATCCGTAGGGGGCAACAGCTTAGTGTTACTGGACGGAGGTATACATTCTGGGAGGATGATGCACCACAATTCATGAGAGATAAGGGGGAGATGGTAAGCTTCAGCCCTACCAAGCTGAAGAATTTTAGTATACAGGGTGGGGCCACTGGTGATATAGTTCCGCTGGCCTTAGGTATGTTGGTACGTAGGTTTAATACTGACCCAATTCTTATTGACAAAGCTTTACTTATCAATACCATACATGACTCAGTTATGGTAGACTGTCATGACTCGGTGAAGGAGTATGCAGGACAGGTGTTGAAGGAAGTGATGGAGGATGTACGGGCAGAGATGAAGAAGCAGTGGGGTTTAGACTTTGATCTCCCACTTAATGTAGATGTAGAGGGAGGAAAATCATGGGGAAGTATGAAGACCATAGCGTGATACACAGAGAGCTAGTAGAGTTAGCAAATGACATGTACGAGACAGTATATCCACGAGCGCAGTCGATAGGCACTAGTTCAAAAGCAATCCTTGCTTATAACTTGGGGTGCATGGAGACAGTAATGAACATGCACCTGTACATAATTAATAGCGCAGCACAGCAGAAGAATAAGCAGGACACACAAGACTTACCATTCTAACAGATAAGATGACAGATATATGAACGGGAGAAGATCAAGGCAAGCACGTAAGGTATGTAAACTCCTAAGGTTGAAGAACCCAGAAGGGGCACATAGTTACAAGAAGTGGAAGAAGATAATTAAACAAGCATACAAAAACATAACATAACAACTAATGAGGAATAAATAACATGGCTATTGAATCAGTTGACGGACAAGAACGAGTACAATGGGGCACATTGGTAATGCAGGACACTGCCACTGCCTGTGAGAAGAAGGATGGTGGTACATACCCAGGTGCAGAAATCCTGTGGAAGTTTCATGGGCAGGGTAAGGCACAGACAACATGTGTGCATGAGAAAGTCTTTGGTAATATCATTGGTGCTAAGGCAGTCATTGAAGGACTTGAGAAGGGTGATGAGTTCTGTATGCTGCAAGTAAAGTCAGGTGACTACTGGAACATCAAGGAGTTTGCTGCAGGCAGAGATACACTTCAGGCTGCTGGTGTTGCTGCCCCTGCTGCTACTGGTAACACTAGTAACTCAGGCTATCGTAGAGGAGAATTTCCAGTGCCACCTACTGACATGGGACATTCTATATGCAGACAGAATGCTTTAGGGCATGCTATCAGTGTGATTAAGATGACTGAATCACATGCTGATAAGTCTGCAAGTGAGGTGGTACAGCTAACCATTAACATTGCAAGAGAGTTCGCTGCCTTCACTACTGGTAACGAGGGGTAACTGCAGCATGGTAAGATTGAAGGGGTATCCTAACTATTCTATAGACTGCTCAGGTAAAGTGTACTCACATACAAGGGACATATACCTGAAGCAATGTCTTAGTAATAAGGGATACCCTGTAGTCTACCTACGTGCTAACGGAGAGTCACATACTCTCCCTGTACACAGACTAGTGGCTCTTACATTCCTGCCAGGAGACAGCACATTGACTGTTAATCATATCAACTGTGATAAGACTGACAACAGGGTGGAGAATCTTGAATGGTTAAGTAGAGGAGATAACAATGCACTTGATAAGCAGAAGGACTACCTATTGTATGACCCTGATGGAGACACAGTACTAGTCAGGAATCTTAGGCAGTTCTGCGCTTCAGTGTCACTCAACTATAAAAGTATGCACAATGCAATGACAAAAGACAGTGAGTACTTAGGGTGGCAATGCTTTAAATACTCCTAAGGTATTAAACAAGGGCTTCTTCGGAAGCCTTTTCTAATTTAGTAAAGGAAATATATTATGGCTACTATTGATGGTGAATTTTCTTGTGGTGAATGCGATAACTTACTGGGTGAGGAGTGTGAGATCACTGGCTTAGAGGTATACGATGATACTTTAGCCTGTGGTGACTTTGAGTTAATTCTAGATGACGTTGATAAGTAAAGGAGAAAGATAATGCTAGCACTAATAGATGGCGATGTTTGTTTATACCAAGTTGGCTTTGCTGTTCAGAAGAAACACTGGATGGTTGGTGATCTGCAGGCAGACACTAAGTCAGAGATGAAAAGACTTGCAGAGCAGCTTGCCACACCGTTAGAGGATGTTAAGGAAGTCATTGAGGTAGACCCTATCTCACATGCACTGCACTCTGTTAAGTCTATGGCTGAGCGTATCATGAATGAGGCAGGATGCTCAGACAAGAGGATCTTCCTGACTGGTTCAGCTAACTTCAGAGTTGATCTATTCCCTGAGTATAAGGCAAATAGAAAGGATACACCCAAGCCTGTACTGTACGAAGAGATACGTCAGTACATGATTGAACACATGGGTGCTGAGGAAATACATGGGCAGGAGGCAGACGATGAACTGGGTATACAACAGTGCGAAGACACAGTTATATGTACTATAGACAAAGACTTACTGATGATTGAGGGACAGCATTACAACTGGCGTAAGCCTGACCAAGGTGTGGTTACAGTGACGAGGGAGGAAGGGTTACATTGGTTCTACCAACAGCTATTGATGGGTGATTCTGTTGATAATATCCCAGGACTTAAGGGTATTGGGCCAAAGAAAGCTGAGAAGATACTGTCTCATCTTATCGGTGCTACCAAGGCAGAGTATGATGAGGAAATACTTGCTCAATACAAGGCCCACCCACACTATAAAGACTTGACTGATCAGTCAACTATTGATACAATTAACTTACATGCAAACCTCCTATTGATACGCACTGAAGAGGATCAAGATCTATGGAAGTTGACAGAGGACACTGGGCACTTGGCCTTACCCCAGACCCAGACAAGTACTTCGGTTTCGTCTACCTTATAGAGAACATCACGACAGGGGAAAGGTACATAGGTAAGAAACAGTACTGCTTCAAGCGTATGGTGAGGCAGGCAGGTAAGAAGAGAAGAAGATCTACCTCATCCCCGTCAGGATGGGAGAGATACACAGGCAGTAGCGCACATGTTAATGCAGCCATTGCTGAACAAGGCATTAAGGCATTCACATTCACTGTACTGTCTCAGCACACAGGCAAGGGAGACCTGAGGTACGCAGAGTTCATGGAGCAAGTGCTTAGAAGAACACTCACGGATAATACTTATTATAACAGACAGTACGAGGCTATCAGGTATATACCTAAGTGTGATCCTGATAACGAGTACCACTACCTCGCTGTCTACAAGGGTGACTAAATGAACAATGAATTAGTATTAGTAGTAGGCGATTGCCATGTCAGTAACAACCAGTCCTTGGATAGATTCAGGTGGTTGGGTAAGCTGATTGCAGAGACAAGACCTGATCATATAGTATTGATTGGTGACTTCCTCACTCTCAATTCCTTGTCAGCATGGGACAGGAACAAGAGAATGAACATGGAGAACAAGAGATACTTCCTTGAGATAGATGCAGGCAGGGAAGCACTGTCCTTACTACAGCATGACATGACCATGCTACGTGCAAGACAGAAGCTTAATAAGAAGAGGTTATACAACCCATCATTAGTATACGTAGAGGGCAACCATGAAGATAGACTCACACGATACCTGGAGACAGACCCTACATTCGATGGCCACGTTTCTGTGCAGAAAGACTTACACTTGGCTGAAGATAACTGGGTGTGGGTGCCTTACAGGTCTTCTCATAGCATACGTGGTATTGACTTTACACACGTTCCTCACAACAAAGCCAAGCCAATCACAGGTATGGACATCAACAAGAAGTGTAGTGACGTCACTATCAACTCCACAGTATATGGACATACACATGAAGCACACTTTTCCAACCATAGAAGGCACGGACAGAACACTAATCAGCACGTTCTGAACTGTGGTTGTTTCTTCCCTGAAGATCAGGACGAGGACTACTGTGACGGGAGGATAAAGAACTACTGGAGAGGTGTCATGTTAATGGACATCTATGATCAGGGTATGTTCGACATCAGCACTGTAAGCATGACCTCATTGGAGAATAACTATGGATGATTCATTGTGGGTACAAGTACCAGACTTCCCTAACTACCTGATACACCCTGACGGACACATCAGACATGTCCTGACAGAGAAGTATATGAAACATAACTCAGCAGATCACAGGGTTCAGTTGATAGCAGGTAACAGGAGAAGAACTGTTAAGCTTCATAGGTTGATGGCGCAGACCTTCAAGGTTGAGGGTGAGGGACGTACAGTAGGGTACAGGGACAGAGACACAAGGAACATAGCTGCCTCCAATCTGTACTGGATGCACAGGCCATACGGAGAGAGACGGGAAGAGGAAGAGACAGATGAGACACGTCTGTTCAATAAGTTTAAAGGTCTTGGGGGAATAATCTAGCATGACAGATAATAATAATAATACAGACAGTAGCACTAACAATGTAGTAGGGATTGATTCACGGTGGGTAACGCCTGACGGTAAGCTAACACCCAATGAATCTATTGTTGATTACCTTAAGGCAATGACATTACTTGCTGAACAGGGTGAGGTACAGTCAATCATTGTGTGTACTGGTGGTATGGATCATATCTATACATCATTCATGGGAGGTATGGCCTTACAGTATCCTCAGCCATGTATAGGTGAGCTTAATCTGGTACTGTCTGACCTGGTAGTAGCTGCTAAGTTTGGGTATGAACACATGTTTGATGATGATGATGAGGGTGACGTGTAATGGGTATTCGATTAACAATGGACTGTCGTACATGCAGACATGTAGACACCAGTAATCTGGTTATGCCATGTTCAGTGTGCACCCCTGAGTCTGTACTGTGGCAGAAGAGAGAGGAAGTAGAAGAGTCAAGGAACTGTGTTACCTGTATGTACCATGACAACGCACTGTTCAAGAATCCGTGTGATGTGTGTGGCCTGGGTTATCCAAGATGGGAGAGTAAGGATAAGGCTGATAAGGTACAGGCCGCTATTGCCAAGGGACTAAGCATGCCTGACCTAGATCATAGTACACAGGTAACGGAACAGAAATTCAAATGGTTCAGTGACGTGTTCAGGGATACACCCAGTACGGAGATGGAGTACTCAGATATTCCCGAGCAGGAAGATTCCTTACCAGAACAGGTAGGAGGGGATCATTATTCCCGTATGGGAATACAGCCAAAGGATTACATACTGAAGAATAAGTTAGGTTATGCTGAAGGTAACGTAGTTAAGTACGTGTCAAGGCATGACAAGAAGAATGGTAAGGAAGATATACTTAAGGCAATACAATACTTAAACTTCATACTTGAGGATCAATACCAGGAGGATGAATCCTAATGCTAGTATCAGGCAGAGGACTTGAAGACTTAATTAAAGAAGGTGTAGTAAGTGCTGACTTAACCAATGTCAATGCTTCATCAATAGACCTGAGGTTAGGTAAGGTCATCGAAGTAGAGAGTAATGAGTGTCAGAATGCAGTACCTGTAGACCTTCAGGGTAAGCAGGGTATAGGCATGACACCTTTCAAGTTACCCTACAACCTATTGCCAGGTCAGTTCTGTCTGGCACATACGGAGGAATGGTTCAACTTACCTGACAGTATCTCATGTCATGTATTCCTGAAGTCATCCCATGCACGGGCAGGTCTTAATCATAGTCTTGCAGGATGGGCTGACCCTGGTTGGTCTGGTCAGTTGACACTTGAGTATAAGAACATCACTCAGTATAACCTACTAAGACTTGAGCCAGGTATGAAGTGTGTTCAGGCAGTGTTCTTTGAGCATACACCAGTACCTAAGTACCTGTCATACTCCACTAAGGGTAGCTACAATGGATCTGAGGGTGTTACTCACCCCAGTGGTACTCAGATATGAATGATGAAGATAAGTACATGCTGACTATGCTGTTGATCTGGGGATTAGTACTGTACATCATGCTGCACTAATGGTCTCTACTAGAGCCATCTAAGTTTCTTACCACCAAACAGGAAGGTTGTCCATCTCCAGGTCACAGACCTAATGCGATGACCTTCCTCTAATAATATATCACTCAGTATTGCTGAGGCCTGCCAATTGGTACACTCCGTACCGTCATCAAACCTACCAACATCACATAACCAGTCGTGTACCCACCAAGAGGTACTATCTTTTATATCTATGGCCCCTGTAGCTCCATCACTCATGTACCCCTTAGGTACAGTGACTCTCTTGTTGTATCTACTACTATAGTACGTAATCTGGGATAGACTAGTGTACTCATTCACTTGAATAACCCCTTTATCTCTCCGAACTTCATAGTCATTACTAGGATAACAACACCCACAATAGTCTTGACTACCTTAATGACTGTCTTCCAGAAGAACAACTCAACCTCAGTCTTCTCCATACGGCTTGCCATATCCTGCCGCCACTCCTTAGTCTCAGCCCTATCCCTATCACCATCAGCAATAGCCTGATCGAATCTCTGGAAATG